GTTGTGCCGAGAGTAAAGGCTTGGTCGAACGGTATTGTGTCGAGGTATTCCCCGAAGGTTAAGTCTTGATCGTTTATAAATCCATACTCAGAGAACCCTTGAAGTAATGACGCTACTTGTTCGCCAGGTATTTCTCTCGCATACTGGTTTGCTAATGTTTTAAAGAATGAAGACCCTGCTTTTAAATCCCATACCAAACTAACAATAGGTGCTGCTTCCGTACCAACCTCTATGCCGCCCTGTATCAACCCAAATTTTAGAGCATCAGAATTAGAAAGCCCCTTTCTTTTTGCATCTGCCGCAGCATCACCGCCAGTAACAAAGCCCATCTGTCCAAGAGCAAATGCTGGATTTCCAGTGATAATTGATGCGGCAGTACCAGCACCACTCATGCCGATAGAGCGTGAAGCAGCATTCAAAAGCTGTTGCGGTGTATCAGCTCTTTCACCAGCTATTTCATGACTTATATCAGACTGGCTTTTTGTTGTTATTTGGCCTCTTCTTGCAACATCCTCTATACTACCGAAAATATCAGAATCACTTTTAGGATCAGCTCCAAGATATTTTAATCCTGCGTCAAACGGTTTTCCAACAACATCCGATAGATTTCCAGATATATTCTCTATTGCACCATAAAGACCTGATGTTACGTCATACGTTGCACCAGTAGCAAAAGACCTGCCCATTCGTTTAAGAGTGTCTCCAGCGTAATTAACTGAGTCCAAGACAAGCCCCTGTGAAGGCTTTTTGTTAGGAATACTTCCAGATACCATTGAAAACAATTCGTTACTTCGTGATACCTCTTCTTCTGACTTTTTTTTATTTGGGATGCTATTAACAACAAGGGAAAAAAGCTCATCCTCTCTTGTTGGTTTATACGGTTTTTGTTGGGGGATAGGCACTTTTTCTTGTGCTTTTATTGGCTTTTGTTCATAACCAGCAACAGGAGCATCAGGCCATTCTTCTGTATTATTTTTCATTTACTGACCGCCAAGACCTTGAAACAAGGCATCAATATCATATTGATCTTTACCCTGATCCAATAAAGCTTTATTAATTTGCTCTTGTGTGTACCCTTTCATTAACAGTTGTTGCACAGCATATACACCATGTTCTCTTGTATATACTGGTTGCTCTGGTTGTGAAGGCAACCCAGAAGGAATTTGTTGTTGAGTATTCTGCGGAGTCTGATAAGGATTCGCGCCAATTTCAGATTGTCTTTGAATAATCGCATTTTGTGATTGAGCCACAGGATCGTTACCAACAAGGCCTGAACTAACGCCCCCCGGAGCAACTGGTGCAGGCGCACCGACAACTGGTGCAGGTTGAGCATAAGCCTCATCCCAATATCTGTAAGCTTCTAATCTGGCTTTCTCAGCCGTTTCAGCGTTACCACGCATCGAAGAAGCAACCTCATTATATGCCTTCTGTCCGGCTTCAAAACGAGATATAGGAGGTTGCGCAGGGATGCTTGCGATTTCTTGTCCACCCGCACCATAACGTGTCTGACCAGGACTGAGAGAAAAGGCACCAGAAGTTTTAGCTCTATTATCAATCTTGAACTGTTCTAGTTCCATTTTTCTTTTGAAAGCACGATCATCTGGATCAACTGGGATTCCACCCGCTTCTGATGCCATTAAGTATCTCTGAGGTAAAGGCAGGGAAGGGTTACTATTCCATGCCACAGAGAACCTTTCTGCGGCTTGTTTATCGTTTCCGTGTCTTTCTCCAGCAAATGATAGACCTTTTGCAAAATCAGCGTTTTCCAAAACCTCTTTCGGAATATCTAACCCTTTTTGTCTGGCAAAAGACGTAGCTGCTTCTATCTGACCATCACCAAGGTATTCAAACGCCTGCCGCATGTCGTTGTCACGCCTGTCCTGAGCGGCCAAATCAGTAGCTTGCTCTTCTTTTCTCTGACCTTCGAGTTGGCTCGTCCGCGCCTCGAAAGCTGCGGCTACTTCATTAGTTGGATTTGCCAATCTGTTTAAAAGAACACCACTCATTATTCTACCCTCTTGAAGCTGGAATCTCGTTCCTTACCCATATTCTCTTTAATCGCATCAGCTATAACAGCGCCGACATCCCCGATAGCCTGACCACGTATTTTTCCTTGACCAAATGTGGTTGCGGATTGGACGTTTCCTGTATCGATGAGGCCTCGTGAAGCAGCTCTTCCCTGTTGAGCTGCCGTGTCAGCAACTTGGCTTCCGGCACCAAAATACTGGCCAGCTAAAGCCCTACTTGCTGTATCTGCCCTGTTCTGGTTTTGTGTTGTAAAACCACCTCTGACCCTTTTATCAACATCACTAACAACGGCAGATGTAGCACGTGCAGAGCCACGCAAGCTGCTTCCTCTTAATGAACTAAGGGCTTGATCTCTGCTGTCCTGAACTAACAATTCTTGCTCTGGTGTAAGTCTGGCTCCGCGACCAATGATCTCTTGTGTTGCCAAAAGACCCGGTGAAGCCGCCGTTCTATTTATCTCTAGGTTTCTTTGAGCTTCCCTCAAACCTTCGAGTTCAGCGGCAGTAGCTTTATTACTGGCATCAATGGCCTGTGAAGCCGCTTGATTACTGGCATCAGCAGATTGCTTGGCTCCATAGATCGTAGCACCAGCCTTTAAAACTGTTGGCAAAATCTTAGGTATGAAATCCCAGAAACTCATTTCTGTTCCTATCTATTTATCCGACTAATCCTTGAGATGCTGCACTATCACGAAGAATTGGGTTCTGAGGGTTGGCGTTGGGGTTTATACCCGCGCCTGCACTTGGGCCAGAAGGAGGAGCTGGAGGTTGTGGAGCCTGAATACCACCTTGTTGTCCTACATCATCAAGAACGCCCATCTGCTTAAAGATCGGGAGAAGTTCTGGAATAATCAAGGCAATCTCAAGCGCAGCTTCTCTGCTGACACCAGCATCAATGGCTCCACCAAAGTTAGGGTTTTTCGTTCCCTCTTCCTCGATCCTGCTCAACAGGATGTTCTGCATCTGCTGATTGAATTCAGTATTCGAAACGCGCTGTGCGCCTCTTATTTCCTCCTGAACCCCAGCAGGTTGCGGTTGTGCTGGTGCTGGAGCGGCTTGAACTGGCGTGGCAGTGGCGGTGGGTGCTGCTGTATTTGGTTGTGGTGGTATTCCTGCGTTCATATTCATGATAATTCTCCTATTCTAAAAATTCGATGTCGGCGTCACCAACAGCATAAGCAAAAGTTTTCATCGTGTCGTTGTCTTCGAAGCCAGATTTTTTCAGAGCTGATCCGACAGACCTATTGTGTGTTATAGCAAATATTACAGCTTTTTCACCAAGTTTTTTCTTTGCTTCCTCGGTGCCGCCTTCAACTAGACAGGACATAACCTCTATCTTTTCCCTTATACTGACATCTGGATCAATAATCGGAAAAGCCATGTGCGCAAGATCGCTGTCATTAATATACAGAAAAATGGAGCCTATCACCCTTCCCTCATTAACCGCGACAACCCCGTTTTCGGGAACACAGTAATCAGGAAAAACATCACCGTCATAATACAGAGCCCACCATTTTTCCACCAATGATAGGTGTTTTTCTCTTCTGAAAGGCTCAATCGTAATGTCATGCATGGCCGCAGACCTCCTTCTCTATTTGAAGAAGCACATCGTTTCTCTCGGTCTGCATATTGAGATGATTAATAATCTCTGGATAAGTCATTCCATCAACGTGATGTTCCGGAGCCTCCAAGACATCGGCTGATATGTACCAAGGATTTATGATAATATTTTTGGCTGTAGCAATAGGATAAACAATACTTTCATCTCCATCATATAACTGAGCATGTTCAGATTCTTCAACTCTTATCCATTCACCATCTTCGAAAATAGCGTGTTTGTGGGAAACAACTGTATTTTTGTATGAATAAAGCGTCTCGACCAGTGCTCGGCCACAGGCAAGAACTTTCCCACCATGCAGGATTTCATCACCAATATTTAGTTCTTCGACATTTTTCTTTGTACCGTCTTCCATGATGATCGGCACTCCAGCAACAAAGCAGAACAAGCCACCGATAAATCCTCCTACGAATCCTCCGATTCCGGGAAGGATAATATTACCAATAGCTGTACCAACAGCCGTTGCTACCCCTGCCTTAGCTGCATCTTTGACACTACCACCACTGAGAAGTGTTATAGCTGCTGTTGCGAATCCTGACCCTATAGCCACACCTGCCCCTGCCCCAGCAGAAACAGATTTACTTGCCGCTGATCCTGCTGCGCTTCCAGCACCTTTTGTAACTGGTGCAGCAAGTAATTGGGCTGATGTAGGTGCAGACGATCCTATAAGACCCCCACTGACATTGCTTGCAAATTTTGATGCGCCATACTTAACTGCTTCACCAACAGGTGCGCCGGCACCAATCGCTGTTCCTATGGATTTACCAATTTCTCTTCCTGCAAAGGGCAAAGCAGACCCTATAACGATGTCTGATGTTTTTACTTCTTCGGGTTGCCCTGTTAAGCCTACTGATGGAGAAATCTGTGGCTGTGCGTCCTGTTGTTGACTACCAGTACTATCAACAGAAGTTCCAACAGCGCTTGCAGAATCTTCGGTTCTTGCGCTTGAAACATTCCCCTGTGGGTCAACTCCTCCGCCAGCAAAATTAGAAAATCTTGAGCCTCTGAATGAGTCTCCGCCTATATTTAAAAATTCATCTTCTGCCATAACCATGATCCTAGTCGTTCCGTATAAGTTGCCATTCGAATGTGATTGAATTACTTGCACCAGGCGCAGCGAGCATTATAGCAGTAAAGTCATCCGTTGTATAAGTCTTTGTCTTCAAGAGAAAAGCATTTGTAGCAGGTGTACCTGTAAATGATATTGGTTGGATGATAACTCTGTAGCTTGTATCGACTTGCGGAGTGGCAAAAGTTAGTACTGCACCGACATCTGTATTTTCAACCAAGAAGGTTCCTGAGATAAATCCATCGAGCCTGATAGCGTTTGCAGTAGCCAAACTGAACGCATCATTAGCTGTTTGCTGTGCCTCTTCCAGCGTTGTCCCATCGGGATCAGGAAGATTTGCCACAGTTATAATCGTTGGGCTTACCTCCTCATTTATAAAAAGAACAGACTGCTGGATAACCTGATATGCTTTCCAGAACCAATCAATCAGGATAGGAAGATCGGTCTGGGGATTACCCGTAGTGCGCGGCGGTGATTCCAGTGTACTTGGGAGTTCTGCCATTATCTCAAAACCTTAGCTACGTCCAGTTGCATCCTGCGTAATTCAAAAGGAGCATCATCAGTCATAAATATTTCGAACTGCCATGTATCAGCGGTTCCTTGAGCACCGAATTCTACAAAAAGAAGATCATCTCCTGTTTTACCAAGCTCTCTTGTTTGCCATAGGCCCCAACCTTTGTTATCAGGATTTGATCTGAACATGATAACAGGACTGACTTCATAAGTTCCTACCCCGCGCTTTATTGTAAATTTGACGCCATCGCAACGCATCGTTCCCGCGGTATCGTAATGAGCGGTTCGGCAGTATGCACGTTGAACCGCACCATCATTGTTATACGTGTTGGGATCAAGCTCATATATTTTACCCTTACCTCCAATAAATACTTTTCCCCAAAGCCTAAAAACAGATCGACCAGGCCATAGAGAAGGCGCACCGACATCATCATCCCATCCAAATATTTCGAACCACTGTCCTCTTCGTATATCGAAAACAGCAGTGAACCCAATCGTTCCGTAGCTATTCGTTGCTTCTGGGGACTGAAATATAATAAACTTCTGGCCTTTGATATAGCATTGTGACGCCCAAGCCTTATTCAGTGATCCAATATTTTCAAGTGAATATCTATCTTCTATGTCCTTCTGGATATCATCTGATACGGACTGAGTTGTTTGGCCGGACAGCCTTATGAACTCTTTTCGATCATTTAAACCCCATGCGGCGTTGTCAGCAAAACATACTGTTGATGGTTCCAAAATTCCATCACCAACAGCCCACCTGCGGAAGAATGGAACAGTGCTTCCAACTAAGCGTTCGTATTGCTCTATGCTTTCCTCTCCTGCAAAAATGATTTCATTGAAAGGCGTAATAAGCATCGCTGAGATATTATCAGGACTACCATCAACGGCGAAGGTGTCAATAGGGTCCCATTCCAAGAAGTTGTTGACTTTTGAATGCTGGAACCTTCCACTGTCTTTTTCAACAGCCAGCATATATCCATCTAAATAACCAATGAATGCAGATAGCGGGGCATCATTACTGAGAACCTCGTTTTTGATGCCATTATATTTAATGATCTGCGCCCCTGCGGCCATCATTAGACCGTCCCTTGTTCTGGCAAAGCTGACGCGCTCTCCTCCAGAAACGGGTGTCCCCTCAATTTTCGTGAAGTTATAATCGCTATCAACACGAAAAGATTGTCCGTCTTCTCCAACAGCCATTAAATCGTTTTCATATCTTCCTAAATGGATATCGCTTTCACTACTGAGATTGACC